TGATATCTGTGAAGTGGAGCGGCCATGGTCAGAAAAGAAAGGATATAAATTATGAAATCCGACACTATTGAAAAGCATGTATGTCAATTGGAAAAAATGATGGAAACTGTACAAAATGGAATGGGTGTACTTGAGGAAATGTGCCCCGCAGATCAAATGGAAAAATTTCCTATGCATACTGTCGAAACGTGTAATATCTGTTTGGACTTCATTGAAATTTATGGATTTAGAAGATCCTGTCCCTGCAATATTTTAGGAACAGCGGCAGCAATGTCAATAACCAAACAGAAAATCAAAGAATGGGGGGAGCAGAATGGAGTTACACCTAAAGTATAGACCGAATTGCCTGGAAGAAGTTAAGGGGAATGCAGACCTTCTTCAAATATTAAACAAGGAAGTTGAAAAAGATTCTCCAGCCCACTCCTATATGTTTACCGGTCCTCCTGGTTGTGGGAAAACCACGTTGGGACGAATACTGGCAAATGAATTAGGATGCAAAGGAAATGATTTCCGGGAAGTCGATTCAGCGGACTTTCGTGGGATTGATACCATCCGGGAAATGAGAAAACAATCCCAGTTCATGCCCCTGGAAGGGGGTTGTAAGGTTTGGCTTTTGGATGAGGTTCATAAATTGTCAAATGATGCCATGAATGCTCTGTTGAAAGCATTGGAAGAACCGCCTGGTCATGTTTATTATATCCTGTGCACAACCGATCCTCAGAAACTGCTTCTGACTGTCCGGGACCGATGTATGCAATTTCAAGTGAAACCGTTGGTGGATAAAGACATGATGCAACTGCTTAGGTTTGTCATTAAAGGGGAAGAAGAAAGCCTACAGAAAAAAGTATATGACCAGATCATCCAGGACAGTCAGGGTCGACCCAGAGCAGCATTACAAATTCTGTCACAGGTACTTTGTGCAGATCCGGATAGGCGCCTTGAAATAGCAATGCAAACGGCGGAAGAAGAATCTAAAGGAATTGAATTATTTAGGGCATTGCTCCAGAATACCGGATGGAAAAAGGTATCAAATATTTTAAGCGGATTAAAAGAACAAGATCCTGAAGGACTGCGGCATTTACTTCTGGCATGCTGTCAGTCTACTCTCCTGAAAGGGGAAAATGAACAGGCGGCTCATATTATGGAAGAAATGATTGAACCGTTTTATAATAGTAAATTCCCTGGTTTGACTTTTGCATGCTATTCCATTGTTTGCGGGAACAGCGATCATGATATTCCATTTTAATTTATACCTAACGGAAAGGGAGGGAAGGCGGTATAATATAATAAGAAAGAGGAATATGACCAGGTGGCGGAATTGGCAAGCTGAGGCACTAAAAAGATTCCTATTCCATGTAACAGTGCCGTAACTGGAATATGCTTGCCATTGGTAGACGCAACCGAACAAAACCTATTGTTTTAAGCACAGAGGCTAACGCTGCCCCATTGGGGTTGGAGGAAAGTTTTGACGGGTTTGTAAGACCTCCATGCAGGTTCGAATCCTGCCCTGGTCATCATATTTTAAATATACAAAGAAAGGAGAAAAAAATGGACTATGAAAAAGATGTTGAAATCGATTGTGAGGCACTGGATGTGGAATGGCTGGAACAGGCAAGTTTGGCCGGGCGATGGGGGAAATACCTTTCACAATTACGCCACCGAGTAAAGAAACTCGCTGAAAAAAAGAAAACCATTCGTTCCGAATTAATTTGTAAAGCCAATGACAATCCGGACGAAACAACCGGGAAGGCGAAACCCAACGCTGCAGATTTGGAATCTTATTACCGTACACAAGATAAATACAAAAATGCGGTTGAAGAATTACATGATGGGGAAGAAGAATTAGAATATGCCGAATTATGTAATAAGGAAATCGCATTTACCCGAAGGAAGGCTTTGGAAAATTTGGTCATTCTTCATGGGCAAATGTTCTTTGCAGGCCCGAAAGTTCCACGCAACCTGACGGAAGAGAGGCAAGCCCGCCGAGCCCAGAGTAATCGGATAGTTGGTATGAAAAGGAAGAAATGATGGATATCGTTCAGGCTTTCATTATTAGCACGCCTGTTGCTTTACTATGGGCAGTTATGCCCTCGTTTTTACGGAGGTGTACAAAAAACATTATGTTAGGTAAATGGGAAGGATATTTAATAGTAATGCAAAAAATCATTCAATTGAAGGAGGAAAAAGATGGGAAAAAAGAAAAGTAAGTTTGCTGGAAAAACCAATCGAAACGCAGCAACGCAGAAATCAAAAGGTTCCGCCTACGGGCATCTTCGAATACCGCAGGGAATAAGGGTATTCAAAGAAGAACCAGACAGCCGGATCAAGTTAGATTTTCTACCGTACATCGTTTCTGACCCAAAACATCCTGACCGGGATGACGAGTATGAAATTGCCATTCCAGGAGAACAATGGTACAAGCGCCCATACAAACTACACCGGAATATCGGGTCCAATAACGATGCTGAGATTTGCCCAACCAGTTTTGGTAAGAAATGTCCAATCTGTGAATACCGGGCCAAGCTTCTTCAGGATGGAGCGGATTGGAAAGATGATGCCGTCCGGGCATTGAAAGCCTCTGATCGGAATCTATATGTAGTCATTCCATTTGATGTGAAGGATTATGAGGAACATCCTCACATTTGGGATATTTCACAATTCTGTTTTCAGGAGATGCTGAACGAAGAACTCGGCGAAGATGAAGCATACGGAGAATTTCCAGATCTGGAAAATGGATTGACGTTGAAAATCCGGTTTTCAGAAGAAGCACTCGGAAAAAACACATTTGCCAAGGCCGCCCGAATTGACTTTGAAAAACGAGATAAGGCTTATGATGAAAGTATCCTGAAAAAAGTCCCGGATCTGGACGCCGTTCTTTCCTGCCTATCCTATGCACAGCTTGAGGCAAAATTCTTTGAAATGGATGGGGAAACACCTCCTGCTACAGAAGTTGCAGATGAACCAAAAAAAGAATCGGGAATACAACGCAGATCGAAAAGAACGGCTCGGGCAGAAAAAGAAGAACCCGCATTCGAGGAAGAATTGCCTGAAAATGCCTGCGTGGCTTGTGAAGGCACCGGCACCAATTCCAAAGGACGCAAATGTCCAATCTGTGATGGAACCGGCATAAATCCAAAAATAGAACCAGAAGAGGAGCCCGCGGTAGAGCAGGCCGTAAGGACAAAAAAGGAAGATGCATCTTCCAGAAAATCTGCAACCAAGAAGTCTTCCGGGTGCCCGTATGAACATGAATTCGGCACCGACTGTGAAGAATTTGAAGATTGTGATACCTGCGATGAATTCGAAAAATGCCTGGATGCCAGGGAATAATGATAAAAGAAAATCCTTTTGCGATAACCAATCAAGGCCCCCAATATTTAAGCGGAAAACTTATTGGAGGGTATCTGCCGCATTCCATGTATAATTACATGCGGTTGCTGGCCGTATATTCTAATGGCTCAGTTCAGTCAGTGTTAAAAGAAATGATTGAAACCTGGATGAATGAAAAAGAACCGGAAGAATCAATCATTGAAACACTGGCTGACCGCGCCTACCTTGAATGGGTGAGGAGGGGACTTGAGCACAATCAAGATCCTGCGGTATGGTGGGAGTACCGTGGAGAAATTGAAAAAGGTTTAAAGCATCGTAAGGTCTATGATGACACCATACTGCAGATCATAAACGAATTGAGGTCCAGAATTGGAAAGAACAAAGAATAACAAGTCATTAGCTGCACAAATTAAAAGCCACAGTCAAAAAAAGGTAGAACCAAAAGAATATGACGGAGATATAGATAATGTTATATCAACTGGTTCAACTTTATTAAACCTTGCTATTTCAGGGGGAAGAAGGAGGGGAGGGGGTATTCCAGGAGGGGTTATTGTAGAAATATTCGGGCCGCCCTCAATTGGGAAAACAAGTCTGATTTGCGAAGTTGCAGGAGGCGTACAAAGAGAAGGGGGAGAACTTCGATTCTATGATCCAGAAGGACGCTTATCTTCTAATTTTGCTAAGATATTTGACCTACAATTATCAAAAGAAGAAATAAAACATCCTAAAACCCCGCTGGATATTTTTCCACCCTTACGAGATTGGCAGCCCAAAAATCCAAATCTTATAAATGGTATATTCATTGATTCAATTGCTTCTTTGATGAGCGATTTAGAATTAGAAAATAAAAAAGATGAATATAGCAGGGTCGCCAAATTATTTTCACAAGAACTTCGAAAGTCCAGCATCCCGATTGCAGAAAAGAAATTCATTGTTATGGCTGCAAATCAATTACGACAAAAGGTCGGAATGACTGGATTCGGGGAAAAGTATGATACGCCCTGCGGGGAAGCCTGGAAATTTTATGCTTCGTTGCGGTTGAAAGCCACCAAAGCCAATCCCTATAAACTCAAACAAAAAATTACATTCCGGGGGAAAGAAATTGAAGAAGTTATAGGTACTGTCCTGGATATTTATGTTTACAAATCATCTATATGGGTTGGACACCATTCTGCAGCAGTTTATCTTTTGAATGACTATGGTATCGATGATATCCGGGCAAACTTGATGTACTTGAAACAATATGGACGTAAAGCCAAAAAACCAGATGGAACAGATTATTCTGGATATTCCCTAAATGGAGATAAACTGGGAGTCGGTATCGACGATGCTCTTTCGATTATTGAAAAAGACCGGCGATTTTTGGAATTAAAAGAAGCCGTAATTGACCTCTGGGAAGAAATACAAGTCCACTTTAAAGTAACAAGGAAAAAAGAAAGATGACGGAACTCCCTAAAAAGAAACGCATATCAACTGCATCAGCAAAAGACAAAGGCCGTCGTTTACAGAAATGGACTTGTGAAAAGATTTCGAAATTGACTGGATTTGACTGGGGAAAAGATTGCCCTATTGAATCACGTCCAATGGGGCAATCTGGCGTAGATGTCAGGCTGGAAAGCCACGTATTGAAAGCATTCCCATTCTCAATTGAATGCAAATGGCAAGAAAGTTGGGCAATCCCGGCCTGGATAAAACAAGCACAAACTAATGAAAAGTCTGGGACTAACTGGCTTCTGGTTTGCAAACGCAGCAATGAAAAGCCAATAGTAATTATAGATGCAGTACTTTTCTTTGAGATTATGGAGAAAACAAAATGAGCCTAAAGAACTTGAAACCAGGAACCATCCTCACATTTGGAAAACATAAAGGAAAAGCGATTGACGAAGTCCCGGATTATTACCTGGAATGGATTACCGAACAGGATTGGTTTGAAAAGGATTATCCCGCATTGGCAGGCCCAGTAGAAGCAGAGCTGGAATACAGGGACTTTCATAATCAACATATAAGGAGTTGACAATGAAATACAATACCGCAATAGGAAAGTTCACAGGAAGTAACCTTACTGAAGAACACCATGTGATTCTACTTGGTGATTGGATTCAAGCAAGGGTTGAATTATGAATTCTGCATTGCTTTTGGAAATAAGGAAGCAAGAACCATAATGTCCCATGAGGAATGGAAAGTGGTCCGCTCTGTTATAATGCGGGCATTAGGGAACCTAAATCTACGAGAGAAGTCAAAATGATAAAGAAGATTGCAGGTCAAAACTTTGAGGGCTATCCTTCCCTGGAGATGGAGTTTTCCCCCGGCGTCAATACCATTATTGGAGAATCTGACAAAGGTAAATCCGCTGTCTTCAACTTGATTGAATGGATACGGACTAACCGACCCCTGGGAGATAATTCCAAATCAGAAAAAAGCGGCATTCGGTCTGAGTGGGGCGGGGATACCATTGCAGAAATTTGGACGACAGATGGTCATTATATCAAGCGCGTTCGCACGGACACCAGAAATGAATACTGGATTGACGATGCGCAAAAGCCTCTGGTTGCTTTTGGGCATAATCCTCCTGCCATTGTAGACGAGATACTGATGATAGATGATGTCAATGTCCAGATCCAGGATGAACCTCCCTTTCTCTTGAAAGAGACATCCGGGGGAGAAATAGCCCGGATTTTGAACAAGGCTGCTTCCTTGGAAGACATTGATCTCTCCATATCCAACCTGAGCAAAGGCCTAAAAGAAGTTCAGCATATGGAACAATCTGCGGCCCAGTCATTAGAAAACCGGGAATCTGATTTACTGCGTTATACCCATCTTTCTGAAATTGAGGAAAAAATAAACGAACTGGAGCAGATGGAAAAGTACAAAGGGGTGATGCAGGGACAAAAGATAAAGCTGACTTCCTTACATCAGATAATTACAGACCTGACTGGCAAGCTAAAGAAAATGGAGCATCTGGACATCATAGAAAAACAATTGGTTGAATTAAAAAGACTTCAGAACGAACGAGTTCAACTACAATCAGAAAAGGAAAAACTTATGGAAAGGAAACAGGCCTGGGAAAAGCTGACGAATAGTGTTAGTAAAATGACAGAAGCTTTGACGGAAATGGATTCAGTGATTTATGAACTCCAAAAGGACAAAGAAAAGCTGGCCAAATATCTTCCTCCCAAATGCCCGCTTTGCGGAAGATCTGATCCTAACTTAAATGTAGCAGGGAACATCCCAGTACAATCCATAGATGATTATGGGCCATTTTTTCCACCAAACCTCAATGTCGCTGGAACTAAAACAGGACGATTAAAATGAAAAGAACTGCAAACCCAGAAAAGCCCACGGCCATTTTAGCGGCAGATTTTCATATTCGTGAGTCCGCCCCGATATGCAGAACAGATGATTTCTGGGCAGCCCAAGATGGAAAAGTGAAGTTTATTTCGGATCTTCAACAAAAGTATGGGTGCCCTGTTCTCTTTGCTGGAGATTTATACGAGCATTGGAAGCCAAGCCCATATCTTTTGACCTACGGAATGCAACATTTTCCAGATAAAATGAAATGTGTATTTGGGAATCATGATCTTCCATCACATTCCCTGGATGAAGCGGATAGATGCGGGATGCACACCCTTTTAACAGCTGAAAAGATCGAGATATTGCATGATTGTCATTGGGGGATGGAACCACAAGATGGAAGTTTATTCTTTCCAGGGCATGACATAACAGTTTTGATCTGGCATGTAATGACCTTCCCCACTGGGAAACCACCATGGCCTGGATGTGTGGATTTATCTGCGGGGCAGATCCTTGACAAATACCCATCGCACCCCCTCATCGTCTGCGGGCATAATCACAAAACCTTTGTTGAGGAAAAAGATGGACGACTCCTGGTAAATCCAGGAAGTCTTATGCGACAGGATGCTGACCAGATTGATCATAAACCCTGCGTATTT